TCCTGATATGTTAAATAAACGACCTTTAGTTTGTTTTACTGACATTGATGGTAAGTTTGTTGTTCTTGGTGGTAATATGCGTTTAAAAGCATGTAAAGAGATCGGATTAAAAGAAATACCAATAATACTTGCTGATGAATGGAATGAAGAACAAAAGCACGAATTCTTAATTAAAGATAATGTTGGTTTTGGAGAATGGGACTGGGATAGCTTAGCAAATGAATGGGATGTTGAAAAATTGGAGGATTGGGGATTAGATTTACCAATTGATTTATCAGTAAAAGAAGAACTTGAAGTAGAGGAGGATGAATTTGATGTTCCTGAAGGTGGTATTGAAACAGATATTATTTTGGGTGATTTATTTGAAATTGGAGAACACCGTTTACTTTGTGGAGATAGCACTCAAACAGATACTTTTGAAAAGTTAATGCAAGGTGAATTAGCTGATATGGTAGTAACTGATCCACCATATAATGTAGCTTATGAAGGTGGAACAAAAGAAAAGTTAACAATTCAAAATGACTCAATGAGTAATGAAGACTTTTATAAGTTTCTTTATGATTTTTATACAGCACTTTCAACGGCAGTAAAAAAAGGAGGAGCAATTTATGTTTGGCATGCTTCATCGGAAATAATAAATTTTGCTAAAGCTCTTGTTGATTCAGGATGGTTATTAAAACAGCAATTGATTTGGGTTAAAAATTCAATGGTAATGGGAAGACAAGATTACCAATGGAAACACGAACCTTGCTTATACGGATGGTTAAAAGGAGATAGTCATAAATGGTATTCAGATAGGAAACAAACAACTATAATTGAATTTGACAGACCTAATAGAAATGGAGAACATCCTACAATGAAACCAATAGGTCTTTTTGCTTATCAAATAGAAAACTCTTCTAAGCAAGGAGATATTGTAATAGACGCATTCGGTGGTAGCGGAACAGCTATGGTAGCTTGTGAACAGTTAAAACGAAAGGCAAGAATAATTGAATATGATCCAAAGTATTGTCAAGTTATTTTAGAACGAATGATTAAATTAGATTCAAATTTAAAAATTAAAAAAAATGGAGAAGATTATGCATTGTCAAATTAATGGCAAAGATGGATTTAAATATTTAAAAGGTGGTAAGTGTTTTACTTATAATAAGAATGAAAAATCTAAAAGAAAAGCATATATTTTAGCCACGCAACAAATGATTAAAGACGAACATGCAAAAGATAACTAACAACGAAATAACAACGAAATGGCAGGTAAAGGACAAATAGAACCAAGATGGGCAAAAGGAGAAAGCGGAAACCCTAACGGTAGACCTAAAGGAACAAAGAACCGAAGCACAATTGCACGTTATTGGTTGGAGGTTCATCAGAACTTAAAAAACCCATTAACAGGTATAGAAGAAACAATGTCGCAGGAAGATTTAATGACATTGGCGTTAATAAAAAAAGCACGTGAAGGGGATGTAGGTGCATATAAAGCATTAATGGATTCTGCTCACGGTGCTGCAATCCAAACAATAGAACAATATAATACTCATAAATATCCTGAATGGATGGATGAAAGCGAATCCTAATTACACCTATTTAAAATCAAATGTACCGAAACAAAGGATTACTTTATTACAAGGTGGTACACGTTCTGGTAAAACTTATTCGATTATATATTATCTAATATGGTTATGTCGAGAACATCCAAATGCAGGAATGGAAATAGATTTAGTTAGAAATACTTTTGCAGCATTAAAAGCAACTGCATGGAAGGATTTTAAAGATGTGTTAACATCACTTGAATTATACAATCCAACACTACATAATAAAACGGATCACATCTATCAATTATTTGGTAACAACATAAATTATTATGGCGCAGATACACCTGATAAAATACATGGTAGAAGTAGGGATATTTTATGGATAAATGAAGCGCATCAATTTCCAGAAGATACGATTGATCAGTTATTACCACGTACTAAACACCGTATAATTGCGGATTATAATCCTGCATTACCGCAGGAACATTGGTTAGATGAATACATAATCAAATATCCACCATTAATTACAACGTACAGGGATAATCCACATTTAACAAAAGCACAAGTAGATGATATAGAAAACAAAATTAAAAATCCGTATTGGTGGAAAGTATACGGTAATGGTGAACGTGCACAACCTACAGGTGCAATATTTAATAACTGGTCAATTGGTGAATTTAAAGAATGTGATATAATAGGTTTTGGACAGGATTACGGATTTAGTAATGATCCATCAACATTAATACATGTTTCAATAGATAGAAAAAATAAACTAATATATTTAAAAGAATGTTTTTATCAGGCAGGATTAAATACAGGGCAATTATACGAGCTGAATATACAACACGCACAGAAGAATCTAATAGTTGCAGATTCTGCAGAACCACGATTGATCGCAGAATTAAAACAACGTCGATTGAATATAGTTGAAGCAGAAAAAGGTCAAGGATCAGTAACTGCAGGAATTAGTTTAATGTTAGAATATACAATTATAATTGATCCTGAATCACACAACATGATAAAAGAATTTAACAACTATTCGTGGTTTGAAAAATCGAATAAATCAATACCACAGGATGCATTTAATCACTGTATAGATGCTGCACGGTATTTTATCTTTACTACATTAAGAAATCCTAACAGGGGAAAATATTATATAAGATAAAAAAGCAACCATTTCTGATTGCTCTTTGCTGATCTAACCTAAAAACCTACAAGATGATTTGCAAATATAATAAGAAGGTACAAAAAAACAAATTAAAGTTATAATTATATGAAGGTAAAAATTAAGATACCAGAAGATTTATCAGAAGTTACATTAGAACAATATCAATATCTAATGGAAATACAAAACGAAAATGATGATGATGAATTTTCTGCACGTAAATTAATTTCTGTTTTCTGCAAAATACCATTATCGCAGGTAATGTATATTGATTATTCTTCTGCAGCGGATTTACTTGCAAAGTTTAATCAAATGTTTTCAGAAGAAAAATTAATGCACACCAGATTTAAATTAAATGATACAGAATTTGGTTTTATTCCTGATTTAGAAGGTATCAGTTTTGGTGAATATATAGATTGTGAAAAATACATGCAAAGTTGGAAAACAATGCACAATGCAATGGCAGTTCTTTATAGACCTATAACAAAAACAAAAGGTGAAAAATACGAAATAGAAAGCTATGAAGGTAGTGTTACCTATGCAGAAGTAATGAAGGCAATGCCGTTATCGGTTGCATTAGGTGCCAATGTTTTTTTTTGGAATTTAATAAACGAATTATTAGAAGGTTTGATAGTTTATTTACAGAACGAAGTGAAGAAGGAAGTGGATATGAAGATTATAGCGCAGTATCTTCATTTGGAAAACGATGGGGATGGTATCAATCAATTTATGGAATTGCAAAGGGCGACATTACGAAATTTGAAGAAGTTACCGCATTACCGCTTGTTCAATGCTTAACATTTTTGACATTTGAAAATGAAAAGATACAAATTGAAAACGAACAAATTAAAAGAAGATTAAATAGATGAAAGGATATTACTACGTATTAGAAAAATTAAAATCAGAATTAGAAACAATACCATTTGTTAACACAATTACACAAGGTAGTTTAGATGATATAGATAATTATAAATCTACTGTATTTCCTTTATCACATATTATAATTAACAACGTAACACCAGAAAACAACATACTAAGATTTAATGTATCTATCATTGCAATGGATATTGTAGATTTTAACAAAGAAGAAACTACAGATGTATTTTTAGGTAATGATAATGAAATAGATGTATTAAATACACAATTAACAGTATTGATTAGAATGTATGAAGTATTGCGCAGGGGTGCATTAAATGATTTTTTAGAAGCAGATGGATTTCCAACATTAGAACCATTTACAGAACGCTTTGAAAATTATTTAGCAGGTTGGACAATGACAATAGATTTATTAATACCAAATGAAATGTCAATTTGCTAATGGAAGCACCAACATTAGAAGAAGCATTAGATAAATTTAAAAGCTATGTAATACAACAAAGCCGTTCTAATTTATCACGTCTCAGAAAAAACAGTTCTAAAAATCTTTATAATTCATTGAAAGGTGAAGTAATAAATAAAGACGAATTACATCAAGTAGTTTTCAATATGAATTACTATGGTGAATTTCAAGATCAAGGTGTATCTGGAAAAAAAAAGAAATACAATACACCATATAGTTATAAATCTAAAATGCCACCACCATCTAAATTAGATAAATGGATAGTTAGAAAAGGTATTGCACCACGTGATAAAAATGGAAAATTTATTAGCAGAAAATCATTGCAGTTTTTAATTGCACGTGGAATATTTAAGAATGGTATAAAACCATCTTTATTTTTTACCAAACCATATAATGATGGATTAAAAAGATTACCTGCAGAAGTACAAAATGCATATGGTACAGATGTAGAAAAATACGTAGTAGAAATGATAATGAATTATATACAATGAATAAAATATTTGCACGTTCACCATTTGTTGAAACAATAAATATGCCTAATCAATTAGGTAGTAAAATAGAAATATTTTTATGGAGAGATGGAAATGCTGCACCATCATTACCACAACATAAACTATCTAAACTAATACCATCTGCAACTAATCCTGCAACATATTATAATATATCACCATATATACGTGAATTTATATCA